TATTTTTTAGCTGTAGTCTTCTTTGCGGTAGTTCTTCTACGTGTGGAGGTTGTCTTTCTTGCTCTCGTTGTCTTCTTGGCAACAGGCTTTGCAACCTTTGGTGCCCCTACGGCAACTGGCTCTTCAACAACTGGAGCAGCAACTACTACTGGCTCCTCAACAACAGGTGCAGCTTCAACTACAACTGGTGTATGCTCAACCACAGGGGCGGCTTCTGGATTTCCCAGAAGCGCTGCCCGACGTGCGAGAAGTCTCGCTCTTTTCTTTCTACGACCCATTAGTTACCTCAAGAAGATGCAAACGCAGTGGTAACGGTGCCCTTAGTTAAAAGATCCGCTTTAACGTGCCAAACTGAACCATCACAGTAAATTTCAACAGTAGAGCCTGCGTGCAAACCATTACTGGAGTTAGCACTACTTGTGACCTTGAAAACAAGGTGCGAAGCCACTGTGGACGTAACGTTCACAGTGTGGGTGCTGCCTGCTTTAGCTTCAACGATAGCCATGCCTTCCATTTTTCCATTAGGTGAGACAATTCTCAAAATGCTAGCGTTGTTGTCTAAGGTGGCACTGACAATAAACTTAAAATAAGCCCCTGCCTTAAGTGCTGGTAGTGTTACCTCTGTGCCAGCAGTTCCTAAAAAGTAAACTTCTCCTGATTCAGCGCTTTCGATTGTTTTAGCGGCTGTTATGGTCTCAACTCTCATAAGAGATGAGTTTCTTGACGCTCTTGCTACTTTAGCCATATTATAATCTCCTTTTAAATATGCTTTAATACTCGATGTATAACATCGCGAATTCGTAGTAAATAGTATAATGTTTCATTAAAAGCCTCAGACAATAAAAAAACCCCCTGCACTAAAGCAGGGGGCTTAGTTTTCGGTTAGTTAGCTATCAGGAGCCGGACTCACCAAGTAGACCACGAACGACGACTAGACCGTACATATCTGGACGAACCATCTTCTTCGCGTAACGGGTCATGACACCCTTACGTGGTACGAAGTCTTCTGGTCCGAAGATTGTGGGGGTAGTCTGTAGTGGCACGTAAGGTGCATAGACATAGCCGCTTTCAAGGAAAGAAGCACCGCGACGACCAACGAGTAGAAGGTTACGTGGGAAGTAGGGGTCAACAATGACATCAAACTTCTTGCTTAGTGAACCAACACGGAGAGCGCCAATAGAGCCCTTCTCGTCGTCGTGAGTGACGCTTGCACGGAAGCCAGCGGTGAACTCAAGAATGTTGGCAACTTCGGGTGAGGTCACGACGAAGTTGGCACCACCACGAAGAGTCTTGCGGTGAATCTGTGCGGAGACATCATTGATGGTCTCAACGAGGGTCTCGTACCACTCAGAAACGGTACCGGTGAAGTCAGGAGCAGCAGAAGTTGCACCTAGCTCGTTACCGTTTGAGTCTACGAAAAGACCAGGGGCGCGAGACCAGTAGCGGGTAGCTGCGGTAGCACCGTTTACAAGGTCAGCAAGGATCTCACGGTCAATCTCAAGAGCAATCTGCTCGGAGAGAATTGAGGTAAGCTCAACCTCTGCATCCAAGTTGTGGTATGCGTTGAGGTCCTGACCAAGCTCTGGGGTCCACTTAGCCTTGAGCTTCTTGGTCTGAGCGGTGACTGCGGTTGAGTCAACCTGAATGTTAATTTCAGGAATGTTCTCGTTCTTCTCAAGTGGGAAGAGTTCACCAACAACAGCACCAGTGGCACCAGTTGCAGCCTTGATCTTGTCCGCGAGCGGGTAAACCAAGTCACCAGCACCAACAGGAGTTGCAAGGTTTGCAGAAGCGTTGGCAGTTGCGTCACCAGCAGCAACAGTGAAGATGTAGCGAATTGCTTCAACACTAAGCTGGTTATCAGCAGCAGCAAGCTTGTCGGTTAGGCGACGAATCTTGGTGTAGGTTGGGGTACCACCGACACCGGTGACCTGACCTGAAGCCGAGAGGCTGAGTAGGAATGGTGAAAGGTTGTCGAAGTCTGGATCACCAAAGCTAGAAGCGTGGGAATCCTTTGCAACGTCAAGGACAACAACACCGGTTCCGTCAGTTAGGGCAAGAAGATCAGGGTCATGACGAATGGACTTCTTGTCTGCCTGCGAGACGGCGCCGTTAAGCTTGAATACGGTCGTCATTGCTGTAGCACCACCACCTGAAATGTGAGCAGCGTTAGAGCCGGTTGGTGAAGCGTAAGCGTAACCGGTTGAACCAGCACGGTCAGGACCGCCACCGCCACCACCAGTGCCTGCGTCAACTAGATCAACGCCGCTGATGACCTGGGAACCAACCTGATCGGTGCCGTAGATGGACTTACCATAGGTGTTGCCAAGACGACCACCAGAGTCAACACCAGTTCCGAGATCACTTGAGAAAGTGAAGTCAAGGAAGAAGATGAGACCGCTGGGGAGGCTCATGGGCTGAACGCTAACGAGATCGTTGGCGATAAGACCAGCGAAAACGCGGCGAACGATTGGGAATGCGACGGCTGCGAAGCCCTCAACAGAACCGGCACCGAGAGAAGAAGCCTCGCGGAGTAGCTCCTTGGCTTGGTTCTCAAGTAGGCGAGCCATTGAGTTCTGCTTACGCTCGTCCTCAAGACCCTCTAGGAGACCAGTCTTCTTCCACTTAGATAGAAGAGCGTGGGACTCGGCACGCATATCACGATTGACAACGCCTTCGGTCAATCTTTCAACAATACTAGACATAATTATAAATCCTCCTTAAATTTGATTTAATTGATACCTGCTAGTTTACGCATTCTCACGGTGAAGGGATCCACTTTGGATTCTTCTTTGCGAGATGCACGGATAACGGAAGTTGGACGGGTGATAGCTTCGCTTAGTGATTTTGGTCCTCTCGTGGGAGTGGACGCCACTGTGCTTTGAAGTGTCTCGTGGATTGTCTTCGCTTCCTCAACCGAACCAGCCTTAGAAATCGCTTCGACAATTCTTTCTTTTTGTCGCTCATTCAGGGAGGTATTTCTTAGCGTGCGGTTGGTGTAAAGGAGTCGTGCATTACTAAGATTTACATCTTGCACGTTTTCCTTAAGTGAATTAACTACTTCTTGGTAGTTAGAAAGATTTTCTTTTAATTTCTTGTTCTCGAATACTAGCTCTTCTTGAGCCTTCTTAAGTGCTTCGAGTTCTTCTTCAATATCGGTGCTGCGGCGATGAGCCATCTCTAGCTCCATCTGGTGCTTGACTGCTTCTTCGGAGCGTCCAGCCCAGCCGCCTAGCGTAGCACCCATATCTACGGTAAGTTTTTCCATAATTGCATCGAGGAGATCATCGGAGAGTTCTTCGTAAAGATCATCTCCTTCATCTAATGTGGACTCCTCATAAGTGCTTTGTAGTGCGTCATTATCGGCACCGCGAGCAATCATATCTCTAAGTTCCATCATTACATCACGATCAAGGTCGGATAGGTTCTCTCTCATCCATTTCCCACCAGAGCCTTGCTGGAGCGCGCTGCGGAAACCTTGCCAGTCTGGTCTCCCTTCTACGCCTGCTTCCTCAAGACCAGCCTTCTCCATCTGGTCAGCGTCTGCTTCTTCTTCAGCAGCGGCAGAATCACCAGATAGCATAGCAGCGACCATCTCCATGATGGAATCTTCGTCAAGTTCAACTTCTTCCTCTGCTTCATCAAGTCTTCCAAGTCTCTTGCATTCAGCCATGGCTTCTCTACGAGACATTCCTTCTGCCATCATATCCTTGATACAATCATACGCCTCTTCTTGTAGGGGCTCCTCTTCAATACCTTCGCGGAGTTCATTTAGTGCCTCGGCAAGCTCAGCAAAATCGATGGTAACCTCAGACTGGTCGCCCTCGTTAACGCCATCAAGCTCAGCAACGTCCTCAGTAAAAGCATCGGGAACGCCTTCAGCAATCTCGTCTTGGCTAACCTCTTCTTCCATGGTAGCTTCTGCATCGGCTGAAGGCTCTTCGCCTCCAAGCAGAGCACTTAGCTCGTCTTGCTCAAGAAGATTATTGAGGGTTGACTTGACCTCTTCTGAATACTTGTCGATAATGGTGGCTTCCGCATTTTTCATTGCGGCTTCCTTCAGCGCCTTGGCGTCTACGATTGCTTGCTCTAATAATGAAGACATAAACAAAAACTCCTATAGAAATAGTTTTTCACTTTAAATAGTGTGTAGATAAAGTAAAAGCAGTTCTTTCAGCCCGGTCTTTCTGTCGGTATGTCATTAAAAGTACGCATGCTTAGTTTGTAATAACATTTGAAAGAAAACTGCTTATCGCCTTGTCCTGATGCTGCCTGTTTTCCAAAACCAATAAATACATGGGCAGTAGAGCCCGTGGGGCGTCCAAGACTTTGAAATTTAGTTCCGAACTGTGTTTGTCCAGAAATTCTTTGCTCATCTTCAAATGAATTGTCAGAACCATCATAGCCAAAACAATCAATCGCATAAAATGGATTATTGTAGGCTGGGATACTGCCTGATGGTGTTGTCATAAGAGTGGCTCTAATATAATTAATATCGTTTTCAGTTCCACTCAAGCCCTTGCCACTACCTAAAGTAAAAGTTGCAATTCTTTGATTTGTGTTAGTATAGGCAAATCCAGTCCCCATGCAACAATCAAGATCGGTATCACCGTCATTAACACCCAAAATAATATAGCATTTATTATTATCTGTCAGTCCCGGTGTTGATGTCATTTCGATGAAAAGATCTATGGTGAAACTATCTCCGCCCAAAGATACTGGCGTTCCATCACTTTTTGTAACCGGAAAACCAAAATAAGCACAGGATGGATTTGATACCGTAGCGCCACCACCAAAATTGGAAGCAACATCAAGAATTGTTATAGTGTTTATTTCTCCGTCATCAGATGAGCCGCTTGAAGAAATAACATCAACTGGCGTGCCGCTTGTACGCGTCTGGGTTCTTTTCACTGTAGCATTTTTAAGCAGCAAAGGTCCGGTCCATTCGCCCTCATCTACAACGCCCCAAAATTTGCCGTCTGAGCCTGATAAAAGTCTTATTTCTGACATTAGTTGGTCCCCACGATATAGAAATTACCCATTCCGTCGGAAGCCAATGTTATTGAACCAAAACCAGTCTGTATTTTCGCAATACCTTGTCCATCAATTCTATCTCCAGAGTCATAAGCACTTGCACTAATAACAATGTGGTTAGAGCCAGAGCAACTTCCACTAACATCTTTAAATATAAATCT